GCTTCCCCGCAAGTTAACACATTGAATTTATCAGACAATGGTGATGGTATGGTACCCCTGAACACCAATCCAACTACATCGTTTGTGAACAATCACCCTGAAAATAATATCCAGGGAAATAAAGAGACGATGGATTCTACACCAATCAACGACATCATGATGGAACCCCCAATGATGACAGACGAACCCAGAATGCAGGGTATGATGCCCCAAATGACAGCCCCCCAACCACAGGGAAGCTATACTCCACCTGCAGAGACCAAGGTGGAAAGCAAGAATCCCCTCAATCTCACTGATGATCAGATGACCGCAGCCATCGTCGCAGCGTGCACCGCCCTCGCTATCAGCAAACCAGTCCAAGATAAGTTGGCGACCTCTATCCCCAAGTTCCTTAACGAACAAGGGGGTAGAAGTATGATTGGTCTCGCCTCTACCGGTGTGGTAGCGGCTGTCATTTTTTACTTTGTGAAGGATTACATAGTTAAGCCCTAACGTTCCCATCCCAGGTTACTGTAGATGGAATTATCAATACCCGCAAAATATGTTATAAGAGCACCACCGGCGAAAGTCGACATCAACAAGAAGGTTAAAATCTGCTTCTTTTTCCTGTCATCTTTTGTAGATTCCACAGCCGACTTAGACGCATCCCAAATCCGGTTAATGAAATACATGGCTATCATAGATAACATAGTCGTCGCGAAGAAGAAGATACGGTCAACCGCGAGGCGGGGAATCGTGTTCACGATGAGACGGAGAACATTTGGTATAACCATAGTTAACCAGATGAGGTTGAACCAGTATATATTAGTAAATGTTGGTACCAACATCACACCAAATATAGCCAACCAATATGCTATGACTGAAACTAAAACACTCACTGGTGTTTTCATTTAATGTATCCCAAGATTATTTATCCTGAATGTGCTGACCACAGAACTTTGTCTTCTCTGGTATCTTTTCGTATATACCCAACTCCACACACATGTCCCTAAGTTCTGTGTAGTTCTTCCAAAATTCTGGAGAGTGGGAATATTCCTTGACCGTACAGTGAGCCAACTCATGGATGAGTACATGGAAAATCTCATTGGAATTTCCCTTGAGGCACACCACAATCTCACCACCCTTGTTTGTATTGTAGCCCACCGTATCCTTCATACGTGTATATCCTGTGATTGGGACGTGACGTACCAACATATGGAACTTTTCACTGTTGGTGTCTTCGAGGTGCTTCCTGAGAATACGATACTTCTCTTTGACCTCCTTAAACTCATGGGGTTCATGGGTCTTCTGGAGTATCAGGATGTTGATGAGTATCAATGCAATAAACGCTATCATCTCTTATAAACAAAGATAAATTTACTATAGAACTCTGAGATTGGGTTTCCTGTGAGACCCTCCCAAAGTTCTAGTCTAAATCCCATCTCCTCTAAACTCGTGACAAGGCGATCTTTGTAGCATATAGGCTCCGGTTTTGGACCATCCGCATAGTATGGGGTATCCACCAAGTGTACAAACATCTTCTCACCATATTCTCCATACCCACCGCGTGTTAGGAAGTAGTTCCCATCCTCATCTCGGTAGGGTGTCCTAAACACAATCTTCTCAGAGTCTGGGATGATACCTATCAATTTTCCACCTGGTTTTATACGCTTCTTGATTTCCCGTAGAGAACTGAAGAAGAATTCCCTCGTCTTGTAGATGTAGTGTAAAGAAAAGTTGAAACACACCACATCGAACTTTCTATTCGGGCACTGGTGTATGTCACCCTCGTAGAAGTTCACCCGTAGGTGCATGTTTTTCGCACGGGACCTAGCCTCCACTAGGGCCGATGGCTCTGGGTCACACATGTTTATATTGACCCCACACTTGTGCCATTTTTGAAGATCACCACCAAAACCACACCCAACATCCAGAATACACTGCCCCTTCTGAGCGACAGACTGTATCAGGGACCTCTTGGCATCATTGTGGTTCCGACGAATCTCTTCCATATTCAATTAACGGCTTAAAACTTTAATTTGAAATTAGAATATGAAACCGTTTATTAAATGGGTTGGTGGTAAAACTCAAATTATTGAAGACGTCTTAGGTTTATTTCCTTCAAATATTACAAACTATCATGAAGTCTTTGTGGGTGGTGGGAGTGTTCTGCTATCTGTACTTTCGAGGGGTCTCGTCCACGGTAAAGTATTTGCATACGATCTAAATGGGTCACTCATCGCATTGTACAAGAATATCCAATCCACCCCCATAGAAGTTCACACCCACCTCACGAAGTTGTACGAAGAATATGAAGGTTGTTCTGGATTGGTGGTGAATAGAAAACCCCAAACCCTGGAGGAAGCCAAGGAATCCAAGGAGAATTACTACTACTGGGTAAGACGGAGATTCAATACAGAAAAGGTGGAGACACCCCAACGTTCAGCGATGTTTATATTCCTCAACAAGATGTGCTTTAGGGGTGTGTACAGGGAGGGACCAAATGGATTCAACGTACCTTACGGTCATTATAAAACCACACCTGCCCAAATTACCCTAGAGGAGCTGACCGAAGTGAGTGAACTCATCAAGGATGTTGAATTTAGACAGTGTGATTTTAGAGAGGCTTTTGAAAATATGGGGCGTGGAGACTTTACCTACCTGGATCCACCTTACGCACCTGAGACGAAAACATCCTTCGTGGGCTACACCAAAGATGGGTTTGGGTTGAAGGATCATGAGGAACTTTTCGAACTTACCAAGAAATCTGGTGTAGACTTTGTGATGAGCAACGCAAAGGTTGATTTAGTTGTGAACACATTTTCAGATTACAAAATTAAGGAACTAGAAGCACGTCGAGCCATCAACAGTAAGAACCCAGAATCTAGGACGACTGAAGTACTTGTCTCGTCATCCAATTAAAAATTTCTTCTTCATCGACAATGTAAAAGGCTGGATAAAAAGTCCACTTGTTTGTTGATTTTTGAACATGCACTCTCCACGCAGACTCAATATTCTGTTTCGCAAAAAATACTGGTATCCCATGTTTTTTGTTAAATTCAATAGCAACTTCGTATTTTTTTTGTGAGAACCACCATTCATTTACGATGAACATCATATAGATATTATCAACCGAGGGATAAAGATGTTTATACTCTTCCAAAAGGCAGGGTCCACATCGAATCTTTTCATCCACCGAACCCGTGACAATTTGATGTTTAAATTCAATGATAAATATAGTTTTCTTGTCTTCACTAATGAGTGCACCGTCGGGTTTCTTTTTGTGTGTCCACTGTGGATCTTTTAGGTCCTTCATGTGCTGAACAAATCTGTCTTGGTCAATGTACTCGAAGGTTTGACCCCCGATCACATGGGTCCCCAATGGACGAAAACATTCCTCGAAAGGTTTTCCACTTGCATTAGTGTTCGCACCACCTGTACCACCAGTCCTCATTATGGTAAAATGAGGGATATACTTTCTGTTTCAATTGATTCACTTAGGTTCCAGTTAAATAAATAGTAGTACACATGACCCGAACCCGGCATGAATTTAAGGTCCTCTAGGTACTTACTACCTACACCCACATTGAGTGTGTTTAGAACATCGTACCCCAAATTCTTCGCTATGAGGAAGGCGTCATTGAAAACATCACCAACTAGGTAGAACCGGTAGGCCTGGTTCACCGTACCCTCTCCATCATTGCGTTCGTAGGGAATGTCGTATAGAGAGATGAAGGTATCACTTTGATCATTCACGTAGGCGTGGGTTGGTAGGACCCATCGTTTGACATAGTCTTTCGTTATGACTGGGGCAATTTTGAAATTTTTGGTGTACTCTCTGAGAATGTGGGTCACCCTAGGGACATCCCTAGAGGTCATCTTCCTCCATGAATACTTACATGGACCCCGAACTTCGTAATAGTTTTCCCTAGGACGATTTGTTTTATGGAACCCCAACTTTATAAGTTTCTTGACGTCCAAGAATCTATGCCAATAGTTCGCCTTGGCGATGGGTGTGGGTATCCTAGAAACCCCGGTATACATGGCCTG